TTTCCCGAATCTGGGTATCGAGATCTCGGATGGGCCCCCGGCCACGCTGAAGGTGGCGGCGACTGAATCCTCCATCGTGGGGTTCACGGCGTCCGAAGGGGAGGCCTTCGAAGGGTTCCACGTGACGGGGGCCCACAAGGCGCTCCTGTTGGTGGTGGACGAGGCTAAGTCGGTGGACGAGACCATCTTCCAGGCGGTCGAGCGGTGCCGGCCGGATCGGTTGCTGGTCATGTCGTCCCCGGGCGGCGCTTCCGGTCCGTTCTACCGGGCGCACACGAAGGAGCGGGCGGTTTGGACGGTGATGCCTCCGGTGACGGTGGACGATTGCCCCCATCTGCCTCCGGACCACAAGGCGCTGCAGATCGCCAAATGGGGCGAGAACCATCCTCTCGTGCGGTCGATGCTGTTCGCGGACTGGATGGAGCAGGACGGCCAGAACCTGGTGGTTCCTCTGGCCTGGGTGGAGCGGTGCCTGGCGTCTCCTCCTGCCCGGGATCGCGGGGAGCGGACGGCCGGATTGGATTTCGCGGCTGGCGGCGACGAGAACGTGTTGTGCGTGCGGAACGGGAACGAGGTGGAGCCGATGATCTGCTGGCGGGAGCGGGACACGATGGCGGCGGTGGGTCGGTTCATCGTCGAGCTGCGGCGTCGGGGCATGAAGCCGTCGGACTGCTACGGGGACGAGAGCGGGCTGGGGAAGCCGATGTGCGATGCCCTGGAGGAGGCGGGCTGGCCGATCAACCGGGTCAACTTCGGGGGATCTCCGGCGGATGCCGAGGCGTTTGCGGATCGCGGGACGGAGATGTGGAACACGACGGCGCGGCTCATCGAGCGGTGCGAGCTGATCCTGCCGAAGGACGACGAGCGTCTGATCGCTCAACTCACCTGCCGGACACAGCGGGTGAACAGCAAGGGCCGGCTGAAGCTCGAATCGAAGGACGACATGCGGAAGCGGGGCGTGGAATCACCGGACCGTGCGGATGCTTTGGCGCTGGCCTGCGCTGGTCCGAAGCGGCATGTCGGGCCGGAGATCCGGTACTCGGTGGACGTCTGGTCGAAGGTCGACGAGGCGCTGGAACAACTGGAGCGCGGCGGGGACTTCGATGGGATCCATACTGGCTAAAATTGCTCAGTATCGCACGCGCGCGACACATAATCCCGAAGGTGCCTCAGTTGCCGGAGTTTACTCCGTCGATGCGTGCGCGTTCGGCTTGGGCGGCGGCGAGCATTTCCGGGGTGATGACCATGTGCCGGTGGTCGTGGGCGTGGTTGACCTGTCCGGTGACCTGGATGCGGGGGCTGAAGCGGGCGGGATCCCGCTGGGCAAGGTCCCATTTCCGGGCGTCGATCCGCAGCTTGGCCACGCCGACGTCGAGCGGGGTGGCATTGTCGGCGATCTCGACGATCTCCTCGGCGATGGCCATGGAGGCGATCCGTCGGGCTTCGTAGTAGGCCTTCTCCCGTTCGGGCGTGAGTTTGAACCAGCGGCCCATCAGGAACTTGGACCATTCGGCCTTGGTCTCCGAGGTGAGCCAGTCGGCGATGTCCTGGAGGGATTCGCCTTCGGCGATGCGGGTGATCGCTTGCTCCTCGAGTTCAGGCCGTTCGGCGATGGCTGCGAAAGCGAGACGGCGCATAGGTGAACCTGCCATGTCTGGGAATTGGCCATGCCGGAACCATGTCGTCGAGGTTGCGGGCATGGTCGCGCACGCGTCACAGATGGGGCCATGGACGATGAGTCGGAGCGCAAAGACGAGGACGAGAACGAGGAAACCGGCGCGCATGAGCGTGGCGAGCTCGTCGACCGGGTGCTTCGCGATCTCTCGACTCGGGAGCGGTGGGACACCCGGCAGGCGATGCTGTACGAGATGCGGTTTCGGGGTCTCCGCAGGAAGACCAAGCCTTGGCCGGGTGCCTCGGACGTTCATTGGCCCCTGGCGGACTCGGTGATCGAGAAGCTGAAGCCGTTCTACGTGGGGCAGTTGTACGCGACGGACCAGTTGGCGCTGTTCGTGGCGGATGCTCCGGAGGCGTCGGCGTCTGAGGCGGTGGCGGTCGGGCGTTGGTTTGACTACCAACTCCGGCAGCGCACGGATTTCGAGGGGAAGATGCTGTCGGTGATCGACTGGATGCTGATGTCCGGTCGGCCGGCTCTGAAGGTGATCTGGGATGAGGACGGGAAGAAGCTGCAGTTCGACTGCGTGGCTCCGTTCCATCTGATCCTGCCGGCGGAGACCACGTCCATCGAGGAGGCCGATCGGCTGGTGCATGTCCAGGTGCTGTCGGTGGAGGCCTACAAACGGAACCCGCTGTTCCGGCAGGACGAGGAGTTCATCCGTCGGATCACGGGCCGTGGAACGACCCAGAACGACGGCAACCAGGACCAGACGCAGCGGAAGTACGAGCGGGAGGGCCTGACCTACGGGGCGAATGACCAGATCGTGGTCTGGGAGGCGTGGACCCGGTGCGAGGAGGACGGCAAGTGGATGTTCGAGACGTTGTCTCCGCTGTGCGTGGACGAGCCGATCCGGGCGTGCTGCGGCTGCGAGTACGACCATGGGCTGCCTCCGTTCGTGGACTTCCCCTACGAGGTGACGGACGGGACCTGGTACTCGCCCCGGGGCGTTACCGAGATCCTGGCGGTCTTCGAGGCGGAGCTCTGCAAGCTGCTGAACGAGAAGAACGATGCGATGACGCTCTACAACCGGCCCCTTTTCAGGGCGCCGGGGGCGCCGGGCAACATCGGGAATCTCCAGTGGAAGCCTGGGCAAATCCTGCCGTTCGACATCCAGCCGGTGGAGATGCCGCAGCCTCCGTTCTCGTTCGACCAGCAGGCGCTGATGATCCGGGACATCGCGGAGCGGCTGGTGTCGGTGCCGGACTTTGGTATGTCCCAGATGCGGTCCACGAAGGATGCGCGGTCGGCGACGGAAATCTCTGCAATCCAGCAGTCCACAAGTGCGTCGGCGGATGTCCGGATGCGGATCTTTCGTCGGTCGTTGCAGCGTCTGTACCGGATGGCCTGGTCGATGTTGGTCCAGTACGCCGGCGAGGATGCGCATGCGTGGTGCGACGAGGGTCCGGTGCAGCCGTCGGGTGGGGCTTTGTCGGAGAAGGTCTGGCGGGTGATCCCGTCCGGATCGGCCGATGGGTTGACTCGGCAGCAGGTGTTCGGGAAGGCGGCGGCTCGGCTCCAGATGTTCGCAAATGACCCGTTCGTGGATCAGGGCGAGCTGCGGAAGTCGGTTCTCGAGGCGGACGATGCCGGGCTGGTCAAGCGGCTGTTCCGGGATCCCGGGTTTAAGGCGGCGACGCAAGCGGAGGATCAGGCCCAGGAGATTTCTATCCTGCGGATCGGGTTTCCGGCGGTGGTGGAACCGGGTGACGACCATGCGGAACACATCCGGACGATTGCGGCCTATGTCATGCACCAGATGCAGCTTGGGCAGCCTCCGAAGGGTTCCGAGTTGGCGGCGCTAATGAAGCACGCCCAGGAGCATCTGGCGGCGCTGGAACAGCAGGATCCCAAGGCGGCCAAGCAGGCGCGCGAAGCGCTGATGACGGTGGGTCAAATGCTGGCGCAACAGCAGCAGCAGGGGCAGCAGGGTGGGCAGCCGGCGGGTCCTGGCGGTGCTGAGATGCAGCCGATGGGGGGTGGCCTGTGATTCGGCGGATTCTCCTGCGGTTGCTGGGCGGTCCGGTGGTGGTCGATGCGTCGACGGCGCCGCCGGAATGGCTGCCATCGGATGCGGAGCGTCTGCGGGCGTTCTTCAAGACGGAGAGTGGGTCCAAGCTCGTCACCATGTTGAGGCAGTTGACGGTGCGGGAGTCTCTGTCAGCAATTCATGCGGAGGCTGGGAAGTTGCCGTGGGCAAGTGGCAAGGCGGCCGGCGTTGTGCAGATGGTCCAGATGCTGGATCGGATGGCGCTGGTGGCTGAGCCGGAAGCTCCGGTGGGTCCTGGCATACCGACGGATGACCTTGGTTGGCTGAATCATGAGCGAAACGACGAAACCGGCGGAAGGTAGCCCAGCAGCGGCTGCCCAAATCGATGAGCGCAGCCAGCTTCTGGCTGATCTGGCCGCGGAGGACCGCAGCGCTGTGCCATCGAGCGTGATCCCTGAAGACGCAGAGCACGCGGCGTCTGGGGCGGAGGGCGAAGGGAAGCCTGCCGAGGGTGAATTCGAGGCTCAGGACGGTGACCAGGGCAAGAAGCCGGCTGCGACCACCGAGGAAGCGAAGACGAAGGAGCGCGAAGAGAAGGCCCTGCGTCGAGCGGACGACGAGTGGAAGCGAATCCAGGCGGAGAAGGAGACGCTGCGGAAGGAGCGGGAGGCGGTGGAAGCTGCCAAGCGCGAGGCCAAGGCGCCGAAGTACACGCCGGAGGATTACGAGCGGCTGGCGAAGACCTACAAGGCGGAAGGCCGGGATGACATGGCCGAGATGGCCATGGCCGAGGCTGAACGCGTGCGGGTCGATGAGCGCGTGAACCGGGAGAGGGCAGGGGTGGATTCGTTGACGCGGGCAATCCAGGCGAACTTCGCCAAGGCCTGCGAACAGGATGCGGACCTGAACAATCCGGAGAGCGATCTCTACAAGCGGGTCGATGGGGTGCTGAGAACGCGGCCGAATTTCTTCACTTACGCCGAGGGAGTCACGGATGTGATCACGGCGGTCAAGCATGCGATGAAAGCTGAGCGTGTGGCGGCCCTGGAGACCGAAGTCAGCTCGCTGAAGCAGCAGCTGGCGGAGAAGACGAAGCTGCTTCAACCGTCCCGCGGTGGCGTTCCCGCTGCCTCTCGTGGGTCGGAAAACTCGGAAGACATGCCGCTGAGCCAGATGCGTAGCCGTCTGCTGGCGGAGTTGCGGGGGGAGGACGCCAGGGCCTAACCGGGCGCTTCAGGGGATCACACCATGCCTATCACGACCACAGCCTCACCATCGTCCAGCGCGGATCGCCTTCAGCGGTTCTTCTCGCGGACGCTCCTTGAGAAGATCACTCCGGTGCTCGTTCTCGAACAGTTCGCCTGGAAGGAAGGACTTCCGAAGCGGGCCGGCGCGAAGACCATGCGCTTCACCCGGTTCACGGCTCCGTCCACGGCGGACATCCAGTCGCTGACCGAAGGCACGCCGATGGCGACCTCGGCGCACAAGCAACTCTCCAGCGAGTACGTGGATGTCGATCTGTCCCAGTTTGGCCAGGTCATCAGCATCTCGGACATCGCGGACTCGGTGGACCTGTTCAACCTGCTCGAACAGGCCACGGTCCAGCAGGCCCAGGACGCTGCGCTGCATTGCGACACCATCGTCCGCAACGAGTTGAAGGTCCACACCGGCACGGTGGGCAACGTCGATTACTCGACCAAGAACTTCATCTTCGGCGGCACGGGCACAAGCTACGCAAGCGTCTACAACACGGGCACTTACTCGGCGAACTTCATCATCACCGGCACCGACGTGCTGGATGGTGTGACCTCGCTGAAGATCCAGAACGCTCCTCGGATCGGTGGGTACTACATCCTGGCGGCGGCTCCTCAGGTGACCCGCGACCTGATGAACGTGGGTGCGACCAGCGGCAACGCGTTCACCACGGCGAACCAGTACGGCGGCAACGAGCAGATCTACAAGGGCGAGGTCGGCCGTCTGTTCGGCGCGAAGGTGATCGAGACGACCAATCCGTGGCGCGCCCATGCCACGCAGGGAACGTTCTCTGCGACCGGTGCGGTGTTCAGTTCCTTCATGTTTGGCATGGGGGCCTTCGGTGTTCCGAGCCTGGCGGGTCAGTCCCCGTTCGGTCCCCGGGTCACCATCGTGCGCGGTGCGGACAAGTCGGATCCGCTCGAGCAGATCGCGGCGCAGGTCGGCTTCAAGACCTTCTACGCTGCCAAGCTTCTCCAGCCCAAGTGGCTGACCGAGGTTTACAGCCAGTCCGCTTACGGTCAGTAAGCGATGGTTGGGTGGTAACAGGGAGCGCCCTGGTGGTTGGCTGGGGCGCTCCTCTTCTCGGACCAGATTTTCAAGATGCCCCTCTACGATTTCCAGAATGTGGCTACCGGCGAGCGCCGGGAGTTCCTCGTCGATTCCGGTGTGCGCTTCGTGCGTCGCGATGGCGCCCAGTGGCGGCGGTGCCTGTCGGCGCCGTATGTGCCGCGTGCGTTCAAGGAGCCGGGCCAGCGCGAGGAGGTTCTGGCGGGGTACAAGGCGAAGGAAGAGCGCGAGGGATCGCGGTTCCGCAGCCGGCATTCGGTAAAGGCAATCAAGGCGGCGTGGGCGACGGCGTGACTTTTTGACGTATGATTCCGATCAATGACCAGTTCCGGATCCGGTGGAGCAGCACGAGCTTCGATATCCGGGTGACTCCTGGGTACATCCTCGGCGGGCCGAACGGTGTTTCCCCGTTCGAGACGATTGAGGAATCGCTGACCCTGCCGGCCAATTCGACCCGGTACATCTACGGGGACACGGCTGCCAACGGCGATGTGGTGGCGTCTGCGACCTACCTGGGATCGGACGAGGAGACCCGGTACTTCATCGGCACGGTAATCACTGGATCGGTGGGTGTGCTGTCAATCGACCAGCCGGCGGCGATCGTGCCTGTGGACGGCATCGATCCCACGGCGGCCAAGTCGATCACCGTGGGAGGGCTGACGGTCACCGGGAACGTCTCCGCGAACATCTCGAACGTGGCTGGGGCGCGGACGCCGATGCTGGGTGTGCGGGTCATCAACGACAATTCGACGGCCACAGCTCTCACTTCGACAACCCTGCCGTTCGTGGTCGGAACCGATGATTTTGCCGTGGCCTGCGTTGCGGAGCTTGCAGCGTCCAATTTAAACAATAGTTACAGTCTTATCACTATTGCAATTACTGGAACGCTTGTATTTGTTGTTCGGGCTCCTTTGAATGGTGTTATTACGATAGATCATAATTCCGGGGCTGTTTCTTTGCCTGCCATTTCAACTTCGCTTGTTGGAACTGTTGCGGCTGTGTTTGTTGAGCGTGTCGGGACAACGCTTTCTCTCTGGATCAACGGCGTGCTTGTTGGATCGGTGACTGCGGCCAGTTTTGGAACGTCTCTGGATTCGACTGCATATATTCGGTTTGGTGGGGCGTTCATTGCAAGCCAGCGGTATCCGAGCGTAGTCCATCGTGCGTGGATGTTCGACCACCTGCTCACACAGGCCGATCGGGACTTCATTACCACGCGTGGGAGGATCCCGAACGAACTTCAGTGGGCGCCTACGGCAAATCTTGTTTCTCCTACCATCCTCAACGGCGGCTTCGAGACCGCAGGTGGCGGTGGTGCGGATGTGTTTGCAAGTTGGACTGAATTTACCAGCGGCACTGGGGTTATCACGCGAGACACCGTTGATTTCAGCCCCAACTATTCCAGTACCGCTTCGGCTAAGTTGGCCGGAACGGATGGGACGGCTATTACTGCAATTACTTCCGGT